ATCTGGGCAACCGACGCTCCGCCCGCATATAGTTGCCTCATTCTGGCAATCTCAACGCCGCTCGGCTCAAACTTGTTCGGTCTGCCCGTCTTTTGCTCGCCCCTATATATTGCTATACTCCAATAGTATTTTGCCATTCCAAGCGACACGCCAAGCCTTTCTGCGACTTCTCGGAGCGTTACTCCGTCCGCCCGCATTGCAATGGTCTTTTCTATGTTTTCTGCGGTTTTAGGGTTATTATATCGGCGCACATCGTACTCGTGCTGTTTCTGCACTTTCTGCGGTTTCGGCGACTTTGGTTTTGGGGAGTGGGGCGGTATCACATACTCGCCCTTTTCCCTTGCCTCTTGTAATATCCCATAATACTGGTATATGCTTATAGGAATTATGTTAAGTGTCTTTTCTGTCGAATAATGACGGTTATAGCACTCGACTACTTGCTTTTTAATTTCGTCCGTAATTTCTCGTGTTTTCATTCTTCTTCCTTATTGTCATATATATTGCCGATTACTTCATAAGGGCAATCGTCCATTGTTTGCCAATCGTCGCCGATATTGACTAAAAACGCACATTCTTCATTTTGCCACTCTATAAACCCTTGTGTTCCGTTCGGACTTTCTACAATATCACCCTCAAAAATCTTTTTGCCGTTCTTGTCTAAAATGCCCGTAAATTGCCCAACGGTTTCTGGGATAACTTCGTAAGCAATTATGCCACCTGTAAAAAACCCAACCCCAATACTTGCCGCGATAAACATTTGATATTTTTTATCGTTACCTTTGACGGCATAGCCATACCCCCAATCGCCATTATCTACTCGTTTGCCTCTATAAAGTATTTCTCTGTTCATTTTCTTTTCCCCTAAAAAGTTAATAGTGATATTTGTCCTGTTGCATCTATATTGTTCAGGCGGTCGTTTGCTACTTGTACCCATTTTGGATTTATTTCAAATCCTATAAAATTTCTACCTGTATTTTTGCAAGCAACCGCAGTTGTCCCACTCCCCATAAAAGTGTCTAATACTATATCATTTGGTTGGCTACTGTTTTTTATAAGCGTTTCTATGATATTTAATGGTTTTATTGTAGGATGATCAAACTTATCTTTTGACTCCTTGTTCTTCTTATCTATCCAATAAGTAAATGCCGTATCAAATGTTGTGTTAAGACGAACATTTTTTCTAAAATACAAGCAAAACTCTTTGTCTATTAAATAGTTACCACCACAAAGAGGTGTTGGGTTTGTTTTACACCACACCATTATTTCAAAACAACATTGGTTTTTAGTTACAAAATAGTCAAGATATAAAGGTATTTGCTTTTTATTGCACCAAATATAAATATTGGGTTTTTTCATAACACGCATAAATTCATCTAAAATGCTGTTATCTATGCCGTTACATATAGTTTTCAGTTCATTATTACAATTAGCAAATGTCCTGCTTATATTGTTTTTTTTGCTACCTATTGTGTCAATTTCATACGGAGGGTCTGTAACAATTAAGTCAACACTCTTATCGGGTATGCGTTTTATCGCTTCGTATGCATCGACATTGTATATGTTATTTAGTTCAAATTTCATTCTTCTTCTCCTAAATCTTCGATATATTGCCAACTTTGTGGGGGACGAGTTATCGACATAGGCACTTTGCAATCTTCATCATACATACAAGCGGTGCTTTCATACCCCGATTTCTTACACGAGTTACACGTTTTCTTCGTATAAAACTCGCTCAACTCTTTCGGCTTGTCGTAAATCTTCAAGTCGCTGATATGCCAACCGTAAATGGTTTTGCCTTTGCCATAGTCTGCAACTTGCCTATATGTCAAACAAGTTTCAAATTCGTACCCGTTGTTCCAATAGTACACATAATCAAGTTCGCTCGCATTGTTACAAATAAACTCGCCGATTACTTTGCCCTGTTTGCTTAAAGCATAATTTTCTTTGGGGTTTCCATAAGTGCAATAGATATAAGCCTTGAACGGCACTTCTTTCGGTGCGGTTTTTCGCACTTCGATTGTCTTTTCTCCACTTGTTATTTTCTCAACCCATTGCGGGCGAATACTAATTAAAACTGATTTCATTCTTCCACCTCCGCTTGTTTGCATTTTTTACAACGTTTAGGCAAAATATCTTCGCCTTTTAATATTGTTGAACCAAATAGCGTGCATATAGCATAATCGCTCGCTATATATTTTCCGTACTCACAAGTTGTGCAATATGCGCTGTCTGGCACTTCAAGTTCAACTCTTATCTTCGGCATTTTCTACCTCCTCGTCTCCGTGTTCATATAACCAATCAAAGATTGTTTCACCGCAACTTTTAGCGAACGGACATTCTTGACTGTTAGCAGGGCATTCGTCGCAATTTAATGTCATTTTTGCAAAAGCCGAAATGCTACTATCCGTCCATTTTGTTTTGTTTATAATCGTTTTAACTTTTTCCCAAAGTAGTTCTCTTTTCGTCATTCTTCCACCTCCACCAACGTGTCTTTGTCAAGGCATATAAGCGGACGAACCCCGTTGCGCCCGTAGCACGCAATGCTGCGTCCCAGTGAACCAGCCGAAAGGACATCTCGAACATAGTACGAGTATATCAAACCGTCCGCTGTAATCGTCCAATGCCATTCCCCGCAGTTCGGGATAAACTTCCTGTATTTACGGTATTCGTCGCAAGTTAAGAGCGATACAGTGTCCGTGCAATGTCCGTAAGCAGTCATTCCGTCGGCGGTCGTCAAATCTCTGTCAAACGTAACTAATGCGCTTGTGTCGATATAATTTCCGATAACTTCCATAAGTTTTTGTCGGAGCGTTGATGTCGCCCAATCGTTTTTGCCGTTCTCGTCAAAGCAATCTCTGAACAGCACGTCCGTCGCAAGACACAAACATCCACCGTAAGAGTTATCGAGTTTTACAAACTCTATCTTCCCAAATTTGAATTTTTTCCCAATTTTAACGTCTTTGATTGTCATCATTCGTACTCCTTTAACAGTTCGTCGATTTTGTAGATTTCCACAACTTCACGGCAATAGTCGTTCACATAAGATTTCGCTTTTATCTTTTCCGCAAACTCCCTGACCGCCGAACGCTCCCACATATCCTTTAAGCCTTCAACGCCGTCTATGCCTTTTATGTACTCGTCTATACCTTTCCCGAGCAACTCGTCAAGGTTTTCAACTATATCGTGGAGAATTTCGACGTCGCTTCCCATTCTATCAAGAAACAGCGTTGCTTGTTCTCGCTCGGTTAATTCGTAGTCATCTTCTTCCATTATCTTTTGCTTAATTGCCAACGGGTTTTTTTCAAGTTTCACTTTGAGTTGTTCGTTTTCTTTTTCAAGCCGTTTAATTTCGTTTTTAAGGTTTACTTTATCATCTAAACAATCCTCTGTATATGGGTTTCTCACGCAATCTGTACCCGACCACGCAGGGCATTTTCTGCACTCTTCAAAATCGTCAACCTTTCGATAACCTGCGTTGTAAAGTGCTTCGGCGTGCCTATAAGCATTACACTTCCCTTGCTTAAAATCGCATTTTGCACACTCTTCTGCGGTATGAGCCTGTGGGTTTCTTACGCACCCAATGACTGCCATTTCTTCGATTTGTTCTTGTTTAGTCATTTTATTCTCCTAAAACTCCCACTGTGGTTTATCTTTGAACTCTATGCTGTATCTTTCTTTAAGGTATTTTACTGTCGGCATAAAAAATACTCTCGGAACATTTATGTTTGGAATATTTGCTTTTGCCCAATCAAGAACACTGTCTGGTAACGGCATAGAAAGCATACAATATGTTATAATATGATTTAACATATCGGCAGTTAGTTTATCATTAGCGAACTCTTTATTACAGTTTACATCAATTTTGCTCGGAAGCCAAGATTGTGCAAACGATAACTTATCTTGTAATTTCTTGATTTTCTTCGCTGACAAGCGAGCAATCATAGAAAGTCCTAAATCTTCAAAGTCGTTTTCAACAAACCACTTTTCTATAATTTCTGCTTCCTTAACGGGGTCAGTTGTGTTTCCGTATTGTATCAATAATTCTTTAAGTGTCATTTTTGTTCCTCCAAATATTTCCAAAAAAGTTCAAACCCCTTTTCAGCAGGCTCGCCCTTAAAGGACGGCTTATGGTTTATTTCAATCAGCCTATCTATGTTGCTTTGTTCATTTTTGTGGAGTTCCGATAACGACCACTCCGTTTTGAAAGGTGTAATCGAATATTCATACCCACGATACTCATACCACCATTCAACATCGCCGTCTTTATTTATTGTTTTGTACAAAAATTTCGCTTTCGTCATTGCCTTAAATCTCTTCAAGCCTATCTTCGTTTGGCACATATCCGCCGCCATAACCGCACTCGTGGCACTCGTATTCGCCGCTTCTATCGGAATATTCCAAGTCCGCTCCGCAATAAGGGCAAACGCCCTCAAATTCCGCTTCTTCTTTAATCTCTTCCTTGCAGTACTCTCGCATTTCTTTGAGTTTAGCAAGGGTGCGCCCTGCGTAGGTTTCAAAGCCTAATTCTTCAATTTCTGCAATCGCCCCGTCAAGTGCTTCAAGAAATTCCACCTTTTCGCCGTCGCTCCAATAATCATAGAGCGCGTCCGTCAACATTGTGCTTGCTATCATTTTCTTTTTCTCCTTTTCTTCTTTAATTTGTTTGCTTTAACGACCGCTGCCCAATTTATGGGCGACCTGTCAATTTGATAAATGTTGCCGTCGCTGTCCACCCATTGCTCGTCCGCTATCATAGGCGAAACTTTTGCGTGGCACTCGGCAATCGTTGCCATAAGTTCACTTGTTGTTTTCATCTATTACCTCCAATGTTTTTTACTAATTCATATACGCGGGAGCGACCGTAGGTTATTCCGAGTTCTTCTCGGTTTTCCCATATCTCTCGCGCCGTATATCCGTTTTTAAGGCACTTTTCAATCTCGGCGACTTGCTCATCATAGTTGTCGCTTTTCTTGCGCCCAAGTGCCACTCCCGCCGCTTTTCGGGCTTGCAATGCTTGTTTAGTGCGGTCGGCTATAATGTCGCGTTCAAATTGTGCAAATGCCGACATTACATTAAAGAGCAGTGCGCCCATTGCGTCAAGCCCATTTCCACCGACAGAAAGATTTTCTTTAATAAATACTACCTTTACTTTCATCTTGTGAGCAAGCAAGTCAGTGGTTTCGATAAGGTCTTGCACCGACCTTGCCATTCGGCTCATACTCTCAAAGTAAACCGTGTCGCCCGCTTTAAGTTCTTTAAGCATTTTCTCGAACTCTTGACGACCGCAAGCCTTTTTAGTCCCGCTTATCTTTTCTTCAAACACTTTATCTATCTTATAGTCTTTAAGCACAAACTCTTGACGGATAAATTCTTGTTTATCTTTTGTACTAACTCTCATATAAGCAAAGTTCATTTTTCTTACTCCTTTATGTAAAAACCGCCTTTGGTATGATTTAATATTATCATATCCAAATGCGGTTGTCAAGCATTTTTATTTTATTGTTTTAATTTTTTTTGTTCCGCCGTCATACTTGCGCCGAGTAGCCTTTCAAGTTGCTTTTGGAGTTCAAGCGGGCTTTGGTTAAGTTTGTTTTCAACCGAGATTGTTGCCGAAAAGTTGTTTTCCACAAGCCCTTGCCCCGCGTCCTTGATTTTCATTCGTGCCATTGTTGCCTTGTCGTTGACGTTTCCGACTTCGCCAGCGTGAAAGCCGAGTGAGTTAAAATAGTCGTCGATTGATTGCACCAAAAGCCGTCGCTCGTCATCGTCATCTTCCGCCCACGAATTGTAAACTTTTACTGTTATGCCGATTAGGGCGCAAAAATCTTGCTTGTTGGCAGGGAAGTCAAAGTATTCGTTGTAAAATGCGATAAGGTCGGAATAGGCGTTGAAATAGCCCCTTATATCGTCATTATTTAGACTAATAATATGGTCGGTGTCTTTAAGCCCGAGTTGGTGGATAACCGCCGTAATCTTTGTTGCAAGGCGATAGCCATATTTTGCCGTAAGCGGTTTAGAGCGGGCTTCGTTTGCGGTTTTTTCAGCGATAAGTTTTGAAAACATTTCGCTTGTGCCTTTTTTGATTTTATCTATCTTATATTCGATTTCGTCCATTTGGACGGGTTCGCCATTTTCGTCAATATCTTGTATAATATCTAACATATATTATTCCTTTGGTTCTTTGCCGTAATACAATTCGGCGAGTGCGTCTTGCAAGGCGCGAACTTCAATTTCCCTAAATCCGTCGTCAAGAGTGTTGTTACACTTATCCCTATAATCGGTTAGGTTTTCAAGTTTTGTCCTATTCTCATAAACGGTATGGTTATCGTTTTCAAACTCATACTCTATGATAGAAAAAACGGTGTCCTTAAAGTTCGGTGTCTTTTCTTCATATAATACAAGTATCTTCTTCCATATCGTGTCGGGATAGGTGATAAACTCGTTCTCGGCGGGTTTTACCACTCTTGTATAAATCCGCAACGCCATTATATCTTCATTGAATAAACTAATCATTTTCTTCTCCTATTTCTCGGCAAATCCTTTGTATTTCGTCGGGAGTAATGCAAGCAAACTTTGAGGGTTTTGCTATTTTGGCAAGGTCGGCTATGTTTAGCCCGAACCATTTATATATCATTGCACATATAAGGTCTTGTAATTTCTCATTCTGATTGCTTGTCATATTCTTCCACCGCCTTTTTAAGTGCTTTAAGTGTTTTCATATCGGCTTTTGCTGACCTAACCGCCGCTAATGAAGAAAAAACGACAAGCACTAATATTATTCCTATAATTACATAACTTGCGATTTCCACACCCGTTGTGGCGTGTTTTGTGGCAAGCACAATGTCAAGTACAAGCCCAACAATCGCAAAAAGTGTAAATAATGTGCCTAAATCTAACGCCGCCTTTGTTTGCTTTTCCTGCTCTTTAATAAAATCTTCGGGTTTCATATACTTCCGTCCTTTGCAAAATCGACAAATTCAAGTTGCCTTTCTTCTCTCGGCTCATAAGACTTACCACGCAATGACGGGTAAAGTTCCATACATTTGCGTCTTGTGCGCCCTACTGTTTCCATTGACGGAATTTCTTTCGCCTTTACTCTTTCCGCAAGTTCACTAAACGGGATATTGATTGAATACCCGTATTTATTAAGGACAAACCCATAAAGGACAAAATCGCAATCCCTTGCTCTCGGTTTCTGTTCCAAAATCTCTTTAACGAGTTCCGCCACTTGTCGTACTTTCATTTATCTACTCCTTTAAGTATGTTTATAATGATTTTTCCCGTGCTTGCCTTGTCGCAAAAGCCAAACTTAACACCGTATCGCTCTTGCATTGTTCGCAAACACTTTGCAAGGGTTTCCCCTTTGACTTTCGTTCGGGGAGAGTGCCATTCAGCCAAATTTCCGTGCGGCGGTATTTCCTCTACAAGAATAATGAGTTGTATTCCGCACTCTTTCGCCCGCTTGCACTCGTCCCTAAACCTTTCGTGTTGGTTTCCGCAGACGTTTCCGCAGAGTTCCAGAAAATCTTTCTTCGTGTCAATGGCTATCGTTTGGTTATCAAGTCGGGCATAGTCGCCGACAAAAAGTTTTGTCCTTACTACTTTATAACCTTGTGCCTTAAAATATGCAAGTTTTGCTTCGTGCTTGCCCTCTTGCTGTCTTGTGTCCGATATAATAACAAACTTATCCATTATTCACTTAAAAAGGTAGAAAGTCGTCCATTCCGCTAAAAGATTGCGGTGCGGTCGTGGTTGTTTCGGTGTCGCCGTCGTTGCCCCAATTCGCTCTTATAAGCGAGAAGCCGTCGGACGGAACTGTAATGTTAAGAGTTCTCTTGCCTTTGTATTCGGGGTTAAGCCCGATTGCCGACACCTTGTTGATTTGAATTTCGTCGCCTTTGGTTTTCTTTTCCCAATTATGCGGGGTAATCGCCAACTGCTCGCCCCAAATCGTGATTGTCGCTTCTTCATAAGCGTTTGTTACTTTGTCTTTGTATTGTATATTGAGTTTATTGCACTTGCAACTCTCAATGTACTTTGCTTTACGGATTTCATACTTACTTTTGTTTTCGCCTTTCTCTACAAGATAAATCATATATGTTTCTCCTTATTTGTTTTCGTTGTATTTTTCAAAATATTCAACCACTTCGTCATAGTCTTTTTGTTTGATGTCTTTTGTTGACCCATAGCCCTTGCTCACAAGAATTTGCTTTGCTTTTTCCGCCGTAATCTCATTTTCCGCCGCAATCGCAAAAATTCTCTTGATTTGTTTCGGGGTTATCGGGTCATCGTCGGACAAAATTTCCTTTGCCCTTTCTTCGTTGCTTTCATCTTCAATGTCTTGTGTAAATGCGTCAGAAAGTCCCGCTATTGTGAGTGCTAAATCGACCACCGCACGTTTTTTGGCTTTCTTCAAAGCACTGTTGGCACTATCAAATGCTCCCGCTACACCGAAAGAACGCTCATTTGTGTTAGCGCACCCGACGCCTGTTCTTACAACTTTGCCGTCATAGTATGCGGTTGCCTTAATCTCATAATAGAAAAACCCTTTATTATAGTCTTTATAACTATCGGTAATTTCGGTATCATAGGCGAGATTATATCCCATAAGGACTTTTTCCGCTCCGCTTTTCCATAATGACGGTGTTTTCGCTTTCGGTACTTTACCAAAATCAACACCCCTTTTAAGCGTTGTCGAAAAATCTCCTATCCTCAACTCATAGTTGTTTCTTCTGGTAGAAAGTTCCGCTTTTGGTGCTTCATAAACAATAATGTTATTTTCCATTATATTTCTCCTTTAATTTTTTATTGTGTTTAAGTAAAATATCAAACCACTCATAATCGAGTTTTATCGGCTTGAAAACATATCCGTCTTTTTTTAAGTGCAATACATATTCGCACTCGGCGTTTATGCCGTACTCGGCAAGTAAGTTCTTGTACCCGACCAACTGAACAGATAACGATTTCTTGTCAATCACACTTGTTGCCTTGTAATCAATCAAAAAAATCTTTCCGTCGATTTCGCAAACAAGGTCGCATTTCCCGCAATACCCTAATTTCGCCGAAAACAGTGCCTTTTCCGTGTAAATCACTTTTGGTCGATAAGTTTTATACCATTCGACAAAACTTGCGATATAGGGCAAATATGGGCTTTCTTTCATTTCGTCATCAACTTCGCCTGTAAGCGCATAAGTTTCGCACAGTTCGTGTACTTCCGTGCCGCGTTGCTTTGCCCTGTCAAGCAAACTTTTGGATAACGCGTCTAATCTCTTAAAAGAAATCGGCTCGCAAATTTCGGTTACACTCGGATATTCTATTCCGTCTATTGTATATTTGTGGGTTTCTTCGTCAAAGTTCGTCGTCATCGTCATCTTCAAAAATTGAAACTTCGTCGTCCGCTCTATCGACTTCATTATCTTTGCTGCCAAACAACCAATCAAGTAACATTTTTATTCTCCTTTATAAGTTTTTTAATTACCTTGTCAAGTGATTTTATCGGACACTTTTCATAAGTGTTTTCAAAACTCACAAAATCATAATGACCGTCCAAAAGGCACTCATATTTCGTTACTACCGAACAGCACACATCACAAGGCTTTAATTCGTGTACATACTTATGACAATTACATTCTTTACAACTCTGCGGCTTGTCTTTCTCAAAAGCATAAAACCGTTTCATTGCAGTTGTCCTTTTTTCATTTTTTCGTAATAGTCCCTAATGGCAATGTCCACTTGTTTTGTAAAGGATATTCCATAGTACCCCTTAATATCACTCATTTTCGTATGAGCGCTTTCGCTGATTTTGATACTTCTTTTCGTTTCTTGTTTTTCTTTCGAGTTTTCCATTTCTAACCTCCAACTATTTATCATTATACCATTTGTTTATCCGCTTGTCAACCACTTGCGACTACTTTGACAATGTTTTTTTATACTTTTTTTCTTGACTTTATAGGTGGTCTATGGTAGTATTTTCCTATAAATAAAACCAAATTAGGAGATTTGTTATGATTTGCCCGAATTGCAAAAGTGATGATGTAAAAGTTCAAGTTGTTGCCGAACAGAAAAAGCGTGGCGTTCTCGGTGTTTGCCTTTGGCTTATTCTCGGTTTCTTTACTTGCGGTGTCGCACTTCTCTTTCCTTTACTTATAAAGAAAGGTAGTAAAACCAAACAATATGCTATTTGCCAAAATTGCGGTCATCGCTGGGAAGTTTAATTTTTCTTAACTTTTTCGCAAAAACCGCTTGACAAGCGCATAAAGCAAGCATATAATAGACTTGTAATCGGTATTCGGTGAGTGGTTCCCTCGGGTATCGGAAACTGAATATCGGTTATCCTAAACCGCTTAAACAATCTCGTGAGCCACCTATGGAGAAAGTTTAGGCGGTTTTTTTGTGGGATAAAAGGAGATTGACTATGATAAAGTTTTATGCAAACAAAGTTGACTATTTGGACGAAGAAGTCGATTTATTGTGCGATAAAGCAAAAGATTGCTTATTAAAATATTATGTCAGAACTTGTGATGACGCTAACATTTATATATACGGTATTGTTTGCCCGAACTTATCGCCGATTGAACAAATTTACAAAATATCATATTTCGCAACATTGACGGATATGGAAACGACAGAAGATGAAATATTTGGAATTTCGTTAGGCGATTTGTTTAAGGAAGAATTACAAGAACAAAAGCCTATAAAATATAACAATAAAACATATATTGCCGATTTTGTTATTGATTTTTCAAAAAAAGATAAGGACGGGCATTTTGTATATCCCAAAATCAGCGACTTAAAATATGTTATTGAATTGGACGGTTTTGAATATCATTCAAACAAACAGCAAATGGCGAATGATTATGAACGAGAACAATCTATTATGGAGTTGGGGTATAAAATAATTAGATTTACAGGCTCTCAAATATATAATTCTCCCGAAGATTGTGTTAAAAAAACAATTTCAATAATATACAAAGATATTATAAAACAAATAATGAAAGGATGACAAATATGGTACGAGATGAAAATTTTTATCAAATAAGTGCTTGGATGATTAACAAGTTGGGGCTTAAAGGAACGGCTTTATCAATATATGCTATAATATATGGTTTTACACAAGACGGAGAAACGGAGTTTTCGGGCGGGCGCAAATATCTTGTTGAATTTACTGGAACAAGTTTGCCTACTGTCGATAAAGCACTTTCGGAATTATGCGACAAAAACTATATAATAAAAACATCTATAACCATAAACAATGTTGTTTTTAATCGTTATAAAGTCAATATTGAAACTTTACGGGGGGTAAAGAAACTTTACGGGGGTAGTAAAGAAACTTTACACAATAATAAATTACAAAATGATAATTTTGATTTTGATTTATCGAAAGAAGAAAAAGAAAATATAAAAAAGAAAAACGATAATATCGAGCAAGAGTTTGAAGAAGTATGGAAACTTTATCCCCGAAAGGAAGATAAGAAAAAAGCATATTTGGCTTATAAGACTGCGAGAAAGAAAGCAAGTTTTGACGAAATAAAAAAAGGAGTTGAAACTTACAGCAATCATATTAAAGCAAGCAATACCGACAAATGTTACATAAAACTCGGAGCGACTTATTTTAACGGAGAGTGTTGGGCGAACACTTACGAGCAACGGACAAAGCAAGGCAAGGCAAACTTCACCGAGCGGGAGTACACCAAAGAGCAGTTGGATATAATAGGGCGCGTGCCGAGCATTGAAGATTACGATTTATAAGGAGTGATTATGGCACTTATAGAATATAGGCTTGACGAAACTGTTAATAAAGTTGAAAATGCTATTAAGCGTATTCAGTTAGCGAACTTATCGGAAGAGCCGTTGTACGTATGTTACAGCGGCGGAAAGGACAGTAAGGTTATCCGACACCTTATGGGAATGAGCGGAGTACCGCACGAACTGCATTATAACTTAACCACGGTAGATATTCCGTCGGTGGTACGCGAAATTATTGACGACAAAGAAGTTATCGTCGAAAAGGCAAGATATGCGGACGGAACTCAAAAAACTATGTGGAACTTGATTGTAAAAAAACATATGCCACCGACAAGAATATGCCGCTATTGTTGCTCTGAACTCAAAGAAGCGAGCGGGAAAGGACGGATATGTGTTACGGGCGTAAGAGCCGCCGAAAGCGTTTCTCGTGCGAAAAAAGCGGGGGAAGCAAAGATATTTGGCGGAAAGGGCGTGGAAGTCATACACAATATGGACAATGATGAAAACCGCCGAATGATTGAACAGTGTTATAGAACGCAAAAAACGCTTATTAACCCGATAATTGACTGGACGGACGACGATATTTGGGAGTTTTCAAAAGCCGAAAATATCAAACAAAATCCGCTGTATATACAATGTGGCGGAACGAAGAAAAGGCTCGGTTGTATATTATGTCCTATGGCAAGAATGGAAGATAGGCTTAACGACTTAAAGGACTATCCAAAAATTGCCGAGTGTTATATTAAAGCGTTTGATAAAATGCTCGGAAATATGCCCGACCAAAGCAAATTATCGTGGAAAAACGGCACGGAAGTTATGGACTGGTGGTTGTACGGGAACAAGGAAGCCGACGAAAATCAAATCACTTTTGACGACTTATAAGGAGTGAAAAAATGTACGAACAATTAACATTATGCGATATGGACAAAATAGACAATACAAAAAGGCAAAACCGCACAAAATGGCGAAAAGGAATGCAATCATATTGTGATAGACAACAGCAAAACGGAAATGCAGATATGAACGGGTGGTGTGCGTGTGGATATATGGACTTTTGCAACTATTGCAATGGGGCAGATTTTTCAAGAGCGTGTGTTGATAGTATAGAAGAAATGTGCAACGAAAAAGGAATTATAATTGATTATTCTCGAACCGACTATGAACAACAATTAAAAGATTATGAGGAGTGAAAAAATGAAACAAGCAGAATACCAAATCTCGCTATTTGACGGCGACCACAAATTGACAATAGATAAGCCGATAAGACTTATTGAGTTGTTTGCGGGGTATGGCAGTCAGGCGTTGGCGTTAAAATATTTAGGTGCAAATTTTGAGCATTGGAAAATATGCGAATGGGCAGTTAAGTCGATACAAGCATATAAGGACTTGCACTTTGGCGACGATAACACCGACTATTCGGCAACAAAGACACAAGATGAAGTAATAGACTATCTTTATAGCAAGGGAATAAGCGCAAATTACAATGAGCCGATGACAATCGACCAAATCAAGCGACTTGACGAAGAAAAGCAAAGAGTTATTTATAACAATCTTATTGCCACGCACAATCTTGTATCGGTATGCAACTGCCACGCAAGCGACCTTGAAATATCAGACACCGATAAATATACTTACATTATGACTTATAGTTTTCCGTGTCAAGACCTTTCCTTGGCGGGAAAAGGGTTAGGAATGGAGAAAGGGAGCGGAACACGGTCGGGGTTACTTTGGGAAGTTGAGCGAATACTTGACGAGTGCAACGGAAATCTCCCGCAAATCTTGCTTATGGAAAACGTGCCAGAAGTTATCGGCACTAACAATAGTGAACACTTTTCGCAATGGGTTGCAAAGTTGGACAGTTTTGGTTATAAAAGCAAGTGGAAAATATTGAACGCAAAAGACTACGGTGTCCCGCAAAACCGCGCAAGGTGTTTTATGGTGTCGTGGCTTGGGAATTACTATTATGACTTTCCAACACCTATAAAACTTGAAAATCGGCTCAAAAATATTCTTGAAACAAATGTCGATGAAAAGTATTACTTATCTGACGCAATGAAAAAATACATTGTGAGCAAAGACGATAAATACCGAGTTAGCAATGGGAACTTAATAGTAAATAGAGATATTGCTTGTTCAAAAACAACAAGAGAAGGTTGTGCAAGAGCCGATACAAGTGATTACATAAGCCCCGACTTAATGCCAAATGAAAACATCGCAAATAAAAACACTTTGAACTATCGTATACGCAAACTAACTCCGAAAGAGTGCGGACGGCTTATGGGGGTGCGAGATAAAGATATAGACACAATGGCGGTCAACCAAAGCAACTCATCGCAGTATCACTTGTATGGCGATAGTATCGTTGTCGATGTGCTAATGGCAATTTTCGGACAAATGTTATAGCAATGCACCGTTTGGGCGGGATATTAAGGAGATAAAAAATGGGAGCAACACTATACGGCGTTCCTTATCAAGGTAGCAAAAATGCAATAGCCGAAAAGATAGTAAGCATATTACCAGCGGCAGAAAACTTTTATGACCTTTTTGCGGGCGGCTGCGCTATAACTCATCGTGCGATAATAGACGGTCGGTGGAATAACTACATTGTAAACGATATTGATAGCGTGCCTAATCTATTCTTTGACGCGGTAAATGGAAAATATGAAAACGAGAAACGGTGGATAAGTCGAGATGATTTTAACTCCCTAAAAGACAATGACTTGTATGTATCAATATGTTGGAGTTTTGGAAATAATAGAAAGGACTATTTATATTCAAAGGAAATAGAGCCGTGGAGAAAGGCGTTGCATTATGCAAGGGTTTTGGGCGATAATTCTCTTTTGTGTGATTTTGGTATTAAGTCGGACGGGAACACCAAAGATATAAAAAAACACCACAATGAGTACAAGGATAAATATATCAAGTGGTATATTAAAAATGTGCAGGACAATAAGTTTTGTGGCGAAAAATTAAATACCGATTTATCAAGATTACAACACATTGAAAGATTGCAACGCTTGCAAAGCCTGCAACGCTTGCAAAGCCTGCAACGCTTGCAAATAAGTCAAAAATCTTATGACGAAGTTGAAATAAAACATAACAGTGTAATTTATTGCGATATACCATACGAAAACACAAAAGGATATAGTTGCGGCGACTTTGACTTTAAGAAATTTTACGACTGGGCAAGCAACCAAAAAGAACTTGTATTTATATCAAGTTATAATATCACAGATGAACGATTTGAAGAAGCGGAAGCGTGGAGCAAAATTATACAGTTTTCACAAACAAACACAAAAGGGTGCGAAAAACTTTATGTGCCAAAAGGACAAGGAAAGCGTTGCCCCATAACATTACTTGATTTATTATAAAAAAGGAGATAGAAAAATGGAAGATAAAATGACTAAACAAGTAGAAGATATGATTAAACAAATAGCAAAACTCACAGAAGAAAATCAACGTCTTAAAAAAGTAATCAAAAATTTAGAAGAAGCGCATTATAATGACATTGATGAAATGGTGGGAAAGCGAATGTTAATTATGAAAGAAATCAAAGAATATATATATGACAAAATAGTTGACGATTTTGGCGACGAAGCAGACAGTGTAGTTTATTATACACTTGACATTGACGAATTTTTTGACAAGTTGGACGAGTTAGCACAAGAATAAAGAGAAAAGGGATAGGCAAAGTGCTTATCCCCTTCTACAATTCGTAATATGCAATCAATAAGCATAAAATTAAGAGTATGAATAATCCACTCATAATCTTATAGAGTTTCATTTTCATACCCTTTGTGTTTTGTTATTTTTTAGCGCAAAAATCGTCAAAACTGCCGACAAATGCACCGTTTGCAACAGCCGCACGGAACTCGTTAAGAAGTTCGAGTTTTGCCTGTTCTTGTTGTCTTTGTTCGGCTTCTGCTTTCTTTTGCTCGATAAACTCATCAAGCGATACAAGGCAGTTTCCGTCCGCCACTTCTCTGCGATATTCCGCTTCATACATATCGTGGTCGGCTTTCGCTTTTGCGATTGCTTGTGCTTCTTCGTTTGCCTTTTGTGCTTCCGCTTCCGCATACGCCTGCTCTACAAGGTCAACGGACTTGCCGAAACCGAGAGCCTTTGCGGTTTTACGAAGAGCCACCATAATGGGGCTTTCCCAACCCGCACTCACACAACCCAAACAAAGAATTGCCATAAGTAAGCCAAACACGAGTACACCGATTATGATACTTGCCCACAAAGGGATTTGCGCATTCCCATACACAATCCCACACGAAGCACCTGCGCCTGACATTGCACTTGCGATAAACGAAGCAACAATACCACATATCGTTTTAGGATTGTTTTTAAGGTAAATTGCAAAAGCACTTTGCTTTTTTGCTTTCTTTTCCTTGACAACTTTTTCCTTTGCCATAGTTTTACCTCTTTTTTTGTTTATATTTGTCGCACAAAATGCTATAAAAATAGCCCCAACTTTTGGAAGAGTTTTGACCGCAATAGGTTTAGTGGCTTCCATAAGTTTAACCGCCTTGCTTGTTTGCACCGCTACCTTTGTTACTTTAAGTGATGAAACCAAAACGACAATCGCTTTAAGTGCGTAAACGGCAAGTGCCACCGATAACGCACCTGTAAATATATCGGCTATGCTTATGATAAGTGTCGATACATTTGATTTCAAGTCGCTCCGATACGTTACAAGTATTTTAAGTATCATCACAAAAGACAACAAACTTGCAATAAGCGAGCAAATTTGCCAATCTATTGAAGTTAGGCACATTGAAACAATGCCGAAAAGCAAGTCAATAACCGACAAAATAAGCAATGTTCGATTATCGAGAGCCTTTCGGACAATCTTTTGTTTCAGCACCTCATCGTCTGACATAATTAAAATACGGGAATATAGGGGGCTTCTGCGGGTTCTTGCACAGGTGCTTCCGTAACAACGGGCTGCTCAACGACTTCGGGGGCAACTTCTTCTACGGGGGCGGGAGCGGGAACGACCTCTTCTTCAACGGGTTCGTCCGCAACTTCTTCCACGAAAAGCATAAGATAATCAAGCGTTTTCTTTTTTGCCGAAATATCAAATGCCGCTTCTTCCTTTAAGAGAATATCCGCAAATGCGCTAATAAGCACATCGCTCCAACCGCGCTGTTCGCCGATAGCCTTTGCTTCGTTGAAAGCGTGTAAGTCGTTATCCGCAATTTCGCCTTGCAGTCTTGCAATTTCACCAAGTAATTTTTCCGAGTTTACTTTTAACATAGTTTACACTCCGTTTTTAATATTATAAAAGGCTCAAAAGTTCAAGAGCCGCTTTGTCGGGGAATATTGTTACGCCGAAAGAGTTTTGCACAAGCAACAAAATCACATAGACAATCACGCCTATAATCGACATAATTGCAAGAGATGAACAAATCACAAGTGCGGGCTTGCCGAAGTTTGCTATTTGCATAAATACTTCGTTTACAGCGTTAAATATCGAAAGAATTATTGTAACAAGGCAATAGGGCAATGTTAAGATACACAACATAAGCACCATAAGCGGTATGCCGTACGACCTATCCGCATAGGTTTTAGGCTGTTCTCTCTCATAAATATATTCCGTGCCGTCCTTGCGACGGAAACGGCGCATATCGTCAGCCTTTTCGCCGTCTTTAATAACTCTCTTCTTTTGTACTTTACGCAAGTTAGAAAAGTCAAATTCCAAAATAGGACGGAAACTCTTATAAAAGGCTTCCGCTTTGTTTTGTTTTGCCTCTAACTTCTTGCGTTCTTCTTCAAGTACCTTGTTTTCAAAGTTAAGTTTTAATTCGTCTTGCTTTGTCTTTTTAATATCCGCCAAAAAGTCGCGGTTTTCACGCGTTTCTTCAACGGACTTTTCAAGAGTAAGTGCGTGGACGATTTCCTTACCCGTTTCATTTACATCGCGCTTGCCCGAAACAAAATCTTCTTGCATACGAGCAGTTGCAATGTTAGTGAACGTGGAAACTTCTTTCGGCACGTCAGGAACGGCGAGATTTGCGTTTTGCGGCACTTTCTCCGTTTCTTCTACAACTTCATCGTCCGAAAGGTTTTCGTCGATTTCAGTAGTGTTTTCGTCAGCCATTTGGTCTTTCATTTCGCTTTCAAATTCGTCAGCCCTATCTTGCCAATCCATTTTTACCCTCAATTAAAAAGCGCACAAACACATAGGTGTCTGCGCACTCACTAAATAAAGAATAGCACGCAAAAGTGGTTATGTCAACACCTTTATGCCAAAAAGTAATGATTTTTTTAATTTATTCTTCGGTATCGCCGTCAAGTGCGGTTTCGTCCGTACTTTCTTCTTCCGCCACATATTCTTCAATTCCCGTGAGTTGCTCATTGAATTGATAATAATTAGTGCGAAGTCCGAGATATTCTTCAAGCGTTAGAGCGACTACACCCGACAAATCTTCAAGTGGATATGCCGTAAAACTATGTCTGCCCGTGGGTTTTACGAAAACCCTTGTCTTGTCGTCATTATAAGTGAGCATATTTTGCTCTGCAAATTTAGTGAAATCTATGTTCATTTTTGCTCCTTAATAGTATTGTTCGACTTTGGTAAGAGTAACAGACTTTCCTAAATACATCACTTTTGCGTTTGGCTTGTTTCCTTTTATAACAGTAACAAAATCTATATTATTAGACGAACTGTTAATTGAAGCACGCACACTACTATTGCTCCCTGTTGTTAAATACTTACCCGATTGCGTTAAATCGGTTGTTTGCGGACTTTCTTGTGCCAAGGTATAAGTTATTCGTGTCGGGTACGCATTAGAAACTATTTCGTGCTGTATTGTTCCATAACCACTATACATACCCGAACCGTCCGAAAAAGAACCTGTTGTAAGCCTTATTTTATATACTGTTTCACTTCCCGTCCAAATAGTTTTCCACGAAGTAGCACTTTCAGTGTTAATTACAACAGAAACCGCACTTGTAACAGTAATCGTTTGCGAAACCGCACTTGTCTGCCCACTTGCGTATTCAGTGCCATTGATAGTAAAACTAACAAGTTTATACCCGCTTGCGGGAATTGCCGTGATTGTAATAACATCGCCATAATAGACAGTTGAGCCACTCGATATTGTACTTATCGTTGCGTGTTGGTTTGGAGAAGTGTCGCGATGTATGCGATATTCCGAACCAAAACTCTGTTGTACAGTAAGCGAAAAAGGTTTGCCCCATACCGCAGTTGTGCCGTATTTTAACACCGTCAAATCAGTGCCGTTGTATTTTATTGCCGTAGGCAGTACATTGTTAAAATAAAGTGTCATAATCTTATATAGTTATTGTTAATGTTGTACCCGAAAGAGAGAAAGCGGATTTGGGGATACCATTTGCTTCACTCAAAATCTCGCTCGGTGTCCTATAATATATCCAGCCACTACCGTCGAATACACACACCATTCCAGTTCCTGAACCTTTGTTAGACTTAACACTCGACTGCAACCAACTGCCTTTTACATATCCGCTTGCGTCTATCGAATATCCGCCAGAAGTTCCACCTGTTATAACTTGCCCTTTTGTAAAAGTGTTTTCCGTATCTAACTTTGCAAGGTTGCTTGTGTCAACCGCAGGAGTGTTAGTCCCTGCCGTAACCCTACCTTTTTTATCAACCGTTACACTATTGTAAGTGCCTGCCGTTACGCCTGAATTGTTCAAAAAAACCGTAGGTGTCCCTGTTTGGTCAACCCAAAAATCAGTTCCAAACATAAATGATTTATGGGCTGAACCGTCATAAGCCAAAAATGTTTCATAAATTGACCCCCCCGACGGTGAACTTAATATTGTAAACGGGTTTGCAACTTTCCCCGCCGTATCTGCATTTGTTGCACTATTGACCTTTATATCCTTAACATCTTCCTCGCTTAATACCGTACCTAAATCAATCGTTCCCGAACTTGTTACTGTCCCTTTTGTTGCACCATTCATTTTAACAGCAACCGAGGTTACTGTGCCTTTGTTTTTTGTAAAGCCCCACCCCGAAACAGTACTTTCGGTTACAGCAGCGGGAATATCGTTTGTTGTAGCTACCTTTGCTCCTTTCCACAATAAATTACCAGAACCTCCACCAATTGCAAGACCAGAAGCATAGTTAGTACCAAGCAAACTACCTACAACAAATGTCCCATCTACTTGGTCGGAAGCATAACCGATGTAAGGATTTTTGCTATTAACTGTTCCCCATTTTAAGTTCGCCCCATTAGAATTAGCAGAGGCGTCCATTTTAATAGTCTTACTCTTATTTATAGTTCCGCCGTCAGTAGTTACATATTTGCTTAAATCGGGTGGGTCGGCAAGAACGGCATACGGAATTTTGATTTCTTCCGTGCCGTTCGCCGTTTTCCTTATAGGTTTATAGGTTGCCATACTGCATACCCCCTTTTTGTTTATTGTAATTGAAAGAAAAGTCCACCAACCATAAGGTCATTACTCGGTGCGGTCTGCCCCGTAGTACCCCACTCAACCGACTTGCCACCTGCCTTTACTCGACCCGCTGTGTCAACAGTTACTGCGGAATATGAGCCAGCCGCCACACCAGTAGGGCGTAAACTTACAGAACCGTTGGACGTGATTTTTGTCAAGACAAAGTCATAATTAAATGACAAATCGCGGTCAGCCTCGCCGTCAAACTTAACGAACTTTTCCGAATAGCCGCTGTCTAAATCCATTCCAGAAACGCTCAAATGATGTCCAACTTTACCTGCCGTTTGTGCAGTAACCGCATTTACCGCATTTTTTACCGTTGTATTGACAATATCTTCTACAAGGGCAATATCCTTTTTAACGGTTTCGCCAGCAGTGCCACTCGGCATTTCGTATTTCGGGCGCGTTTCACTGCCCCTAATGTGAGTGGGCGTTGAAACCGAGCCAAGGCGCACATTAGTGCCGTCAAAGTCATACACCGCATTTCCGCTTAAATTATTAACACGGTTAGTGCTTAACCCGTTTGTGTTCTTAAAGGCTTTCTCGCCCGTAATATCTTGTTTAGTGCCCGTTGTTACCAAATCATCGACTTTCTTGCCACTATCCACAAGTGTCTTATTAGTGCTGTCATATTTCACCAAATTGCCCCCGACAAGATTATCGCGGGTTGCAATCGTTTGAAGTCCACCCTTTGTGGTGTCAATGTTTCCAGCCGCGTCAAGCACAACCTTGCCGACTTGCGCCATTCCGTCGCCGTTAAAGACAAGCGCGCCTGAATTAGTGCCGTCGTATTTAGGCACAACCAAACCAGCGGGGCTTGTAAGTTTTGTGGTGTTTCCGTGAGCAACTTCAATCAACTTATCCGTAACTTGAAGCGTGGTGCTATCAATCGTGGTAGTCGTTCCACTAACCGTAAGATTTCCGCTAACCGTTACGCCACCATTGACCGACAAATTGCCAGTAATCGTGCCACCCGCCTTGTCAAGTTTCTTGCCGTCTTGCGTGTCCACATAGGTTTTTGTTGCATAAGTATTTTTGATAACGTTTCCGTCGCCGTCTTGCGTTGCTTTAACCGCACTTGCAACACTCTTGTTTGCGTCCGCCGTATTATCTACATTACCAAGTCCAATATTAGCCTTTGTAATATTTACATTGCCTTTGCGATATTCGGTTTCCGCGTCGCCCTTAACGCCCGTAACACCGCCTGTCTGTGCAACCTGCATAACTTCGGCAAGTGCGCCCTCAACATTCGTTGAAGTAAACTTATTAGCGGTATCGGCAAGCGTAACTTGTTCCGCACTCGTTTCAACAAGCACTTGTTCAAGTGCACCGCTGTTGTCTTTAACTCGCCATACTTTTCTTTTTTCAGCCATAAAATATCTCCTTAATCTTCGCTATAAATATAATCACCGACACTCAAATCCGCCGAGTTTACGCTCTTGTGGCTTTTTGCGTCAACTATTTTAGTGTTTAAGTCCTTAATCTCTTGCAAGGACATTCGGAAACCTTGATTTCCCTTGTTGACATAGACAAACGCTTGCTGCCGAAAACCTTTGGTGTTTGCGGTTGGGTCAATGCGTGCAAAACCGCCCAATCCCAACGGCACGGCTTTCACTTGCTCCGCCGTCGTTTGGTGCGGGTTGTTCATATTGAGAATGTGGTCGCGGAAATATTGCGGCTCTGCCCCACTCAAATTCGTATAAGCGGATAAGGTGGTATCGTCTGCGGCAAGGCTCACATTTGCGTTTTTACGCCCTAAAACATCGGCGGTAACACTTGCACCCTGTGGCTCTTCAATTTTGACATTTATGTCCTTTTTTGAGCCGTCCGCGCCTATCTCAACATTTATATTGTCTTTCCCAACGACATCAACATAGACATCTACGCCGAAATCGTTAGCGTCATTGATTAGTGGCAACTTAATACCTCAACATTTTGATTTGCACAAATGGTTTTAATGTTCTCTTCGCCGTTCTCGTCTTTGCCGTAATAGGTGATACAGAACACATAATCGCCCTTTGTAAGTTTCTCGCTATCCACTTCGTCAATATCAATAATGATTTGGACGAACTTTGTGTCAGAAACGGGGTCTGTTTGTTGCTCCAAGTTGTTATAAGCGTAAGAAAGCACTTCCGCGCCCTTGCGGTCATAGAAATGCACTTCAATGCGGTCGCCCGTGGCAACTTCTAAATTATCAAACTTATATCTTAATGATACAGTGTTTTTGACATACCAATGCCACTTTTCATCTTCATACCACGGTGAGTTTTTGGTTTCAATTTGTATATCGTTCATTTATGCTCTCCTATGTTATAGGGGGTTTTTATCATCAAAAACCTTTCGATAGTAATACGGGATATTTTCAGTTGTTTCACTAAATGATATAGTCCCGTCAGTTCCCTTTGTAATGCTACTATTGCGGCATTTCAAATATACTAACCCCGTATCGCTTGAATACTCACTTATTGATAAGTAATAAGTTCTTGTCAAAAAAGTGTCGCCCGACACACTTGACGATGATGTTAGTTCTATTGTCTTAACATTACTATTTGACCACTCGACCATAAAAATAGGCGTATATATTGTGGAATATGGGCTTGATATAGTCCTAACCCCCGTTATTGCATATACATTGCCTCTCTTTATTTTCAACATATCTGGCGGCGTGCCTGCTGGGTTTGCCCACATCCACTTTGTGTCAACAAATTTAGTGGTGTTCACCTTTACTTTATAAAGCGTTGACCTATCAACAACAAAGTCGGTTTTGTCGAAAATCAAGTCATAGGCGTTTGTGCCATTATAGGCGGAAAATAAGCCGCTTTCGCTATCTCTCATTCGCAAAGGTTGTATTCCACTGCCCCCACCAAGCATATTCTTAAAGGCGAACTTCTTTGTTTTCACGCCATTGACGGTCGCGCCGTCCACGAACTCGATTGTGGGCGTGCCAACCCCTGCGATTTGACTTATATCGGGGGCTTGCGTAAGTCCGTCCGCAATAATCTCGGTGTACAAGCCACTTTCAATCGGCGAGTTAATTGCGCTCGGTGCAACCATATCGCCAACCGCATATTCCTGCCCCGAATTGATTGTGCTGGTGTCTATTTTTTTAGGTGTAAAATTTGCCATAAATACCTCAATATTCTAAAAGAGTGAGCCTTTGCCAACAAGCACCGTCATAGAAAGGCTCTACCCCAATAATCAAAAAGTCTTTCGGTGTCCCGTCAATGTTTTTCGACATAGGCGTGTCGCCACTAACCGAGTTGACATAAGGGCGCACAACTTCACCGATTTTGAATATCATTGACTTGTCGTTGCTTTCAACGCTCTTGACTAAATTGCCGTCAGTGTCATAATATTCGCCATATTCTACTAATAGTTTAGCAGTTTCTTTACCATTTGTCCACTTATTTATAATTTTATTTGCGAGAAAAGTGCCGATTTTTTCAGTAGTTCCCCCGATTGTTATTTTAGTTTCCGTTTGATAAAGTTCATTATATGATAAACTTTGTGCGAAAGTCCCCGTACCGATTGAAACGGGTGCGCTTGATACTTGAAATTGTTGTCCCGCAATGCTTGCCGAAACGGATTGTACCAAATATCTATCCTCAACGTATGTAAATCCCGTATATGATACAGGATATGTATGTTGATAGTCATAAACAATCCCAAACGCCAAAGACAAGTTGTTAGAAGTTGTGCCGTCTAATAGTATCCCTAATGCAAAGTTTGGAGCATAGCCTTGCTCGCCGTTTTTTAACCCAACACCAACTTTCCTGAACGCAGCATAGTTGTCGTAATATTGAGCGACATTTCCCGTAATCGTTGCCGTTTTGGTATCTCCGCCACCGCCTTTACGACCTCTGCCCGTTGTGTAAGTGTAATCAAACGATAATGCTTGCGATAAATCAATGGGCGACGAAATAGGCACATTCGCCTGAAAATATGCAATATAATAATTTTGTCTATAAGTATATATTTGACCGTCAACGCGCTCTTTAAGCGTAAGCCCCGTGTTTCGCGCCGTAAGTTGTTCCGCCGTCAATGGCGCACGCGAATAAGTACATTCTTCACTCGTATATCCACTAAAACCCGTATTGCCAACCGACGTGTTGGAAACGACCGTAACATTGTTCTCCGAAAAGTTTACGGTCTTTATCTCGTTATTGACAATTTTGTTATTATCAATATCGCCGTATATGTTTTTTGCTTTAATTACTATTGCCATAATCACGAAAGAAGTTGCGTGTCGATGACGATTTTGCCGTCCGCACCCATATACATATACAATCCGCATAGATTGCAAAGTTTATCAAATGCCGCCCACACTTTTGATTGTTCCAAAAACGGATATTTTATTGTGGTTGACGACATTATCGTTTCCGCATTTGCCGTAACAACGAACTCATATTTCGCCGCATAAGCCTTTAACCTTTCAAAAACAGCCTTTGCGGTCATCGGCGTTGTACTCATTTTAATCTCGTTGCTTTCGGTTTCTTGTAATTCCAAAAGCCCGTCGGACAATTCAAGGTCGATGTTAAAGTTATTTACATCGTATTTTAAGTCCGAAATAAGCATTTTAGCGACACTTTGTTGTTTGTTTGCCGTGGAGTTCTTAATTATAAACTCAACGGGGCTATTGCGCCCTATTGTCTTGTTTTGCACATATCCAAGCAACTCGCCGCCGTCGTCTTTCACTTTAAGCGACGCAGTTCCCGACATAACGCCAAAAATAGGCTTGTTGTTTGTCGGTCTATCGCTTTGAGATATATCCATATCAACCATATTTATTTTATCAACCGCATATCTTACACCTATGTTAATGCCGCTGATAATAGTGGGATATTTGCCGTTTTTAGAGCCTGCGTCGTCCATACCCCCACTTATGCCTATATTATACAACGGCACGTCCTTATATTCCCCAACGCTTCCCGTCTTTGTTTCAACGGGGAAATATGTTATTGGACTATCTATATTAAAATACTTTCCGTTAATGTATATGCTCGCGGTTGTGTTCCCGAACTTTGTCTTTGCGGGATAGTGATTATTATAGGTGTCGAACGCAATGGTAAGTCCTTGTGCGGGAGCGGCACAAATGATATATACACTATAAACATCTGGAACCCCTGCCCCCGAAATACGATATACGCTTAATATTGAATAATCGACCTTATTAGGCGCAAAAGTATGCCCCCCACCTAACTTGCTATTGTCTAACAAAAACGGGGTTGCGCCGACATTTGCCTGTGTATTACACACGCTAAAAATATCCGCCGTGTTTGGCACAAGACCGTCGTTTACATAGCCGCCGCCGTCATAGGTCGTCGCCGAAATCTCGTTTGTTGCCGCGCTTATGGACTTTATTATTGCCGAATACTCAATCATACACTTGCTCTCCAAATAGCATAAAGAGTAGTATTCTTATAAATAAGATATTCTTCGCCGTTAAGATAGTTAAAGGTCGAGCCGTCCGCCGAAGTACCCCACTTAACGAACTCATATCCGCTCCTTGTGGGCGTTAAGCCATTGCCTATAACAACATTCGTGTTTTTTGGAATTTCGCGGCTTGTGGGCATTTGTGCGACCGTATCGGTGGTGTTTGTATTATAAGTCAACGAAACATAGTCAAGGTCGTTATTTGTGCCGACAAGTTCAATCTCATAATTGAGCAAACCAAGCACTTTGAGTTTTTGCTGATAGATTTCGGGATAATCATTAGGCGAAAAATACATCTTGTTTGTTACCCTTGTATCGCTCTCAACATCATAACAAGTAACCGTAAACTCATTCTTGCTATTGATAAGTTGGATAAGTCGCCTATAAACATCAATATCCATATAGTTAAAAGATATTTTAAGGCGGGGAGTAACAAAGGTTGCATAGGAATTAAGGTTGCCCATTGCGCCCGTTTGCGACCTTGTGGGGCTTTTCACATAAGTTTTTGCCTCATAATAAGTAAAAGTGGAATAGGACGAGAACTTCTCCCCGTCTATTTCCACTAAATCAAGCCTTGTTCTATTATAGTTGTCTTGCAACGCTTGCGGCAATCTCGCAAGTTGTTCAGCCGTTAATGCCATAATCTACCTCATACCTTTGCAAAGTCAAGTCCTCTACGGGTTGCCGATTTCCTTGTGATTTCAAAAAGCGTATCTTCGCCGATTTTCACCGTGATAGGTTGCGCTGTTTCGTGTCCGCCGACTTGTTGCATTGTCGAAAGTGCCGAAACCATACCGCCGTAAATCGCTTGTTGCAGTTGTTGCATATTCATAACCGCCGATTGACCGCTTCCAACATTTGTTACAAGTTCCGCACCACGCTCGCCCGCAAGGAACAATGAGCCTGTATCGGGAAGTCCGCCCGTCGCATAAGTGCCGATATTGAATAAGCCCTTAAAGAAGTTCTTAATGCCTTTACCGCGACCGCCTCTATTCCATAAGTTTTTGGTAAAGCCATAATTAAAGTAACCCTTTACTCTTTCGCCAAAGCCCGAAAAATCAAGCGTAAGGATAGATTTGAGTATATCCAAAAAGGTTTTAGCAATGCCTACAATCGTCGTAAGTATGCCCGCAAAAACGGCAAGCGACGAATATATAATACTCTTTGAAAAGTCAAGGTTAAGGATAACCTTTATTGCGTTTATCAATGCGCCAAGCGTTTCCCATAATTGTTTGCCGAAATTGATACTTGCTTTCATAACGGTGAGAATTACATCGCCGTACTCCCCAAAGATAGACTTAATATATTCCCAAGCCTTTCCAAGCGCGGCTACAACGGCTTTAAGTGCTTCTTTGAACGAAGTTATGACCGCCTTTATTTTTTCCAATTTAGGCGCGTTTTTCGCCATTTTCTCGGTATCTACCGCAGTCTTTTCAAACCCGCCGTAACTGCTTTGCTGTAAAACATTGAATTTATCAAAGGGCAAAAGGTTTATCGCCTTGTTGTATTGCTCTTGATATTCGGTGTTTACTTTGGTGTACTCGCCCGCGCCTTTTAAGTAGGCGAGTGTTTCCGCAAGTTTATTATTTAATTGTGTAAATGAATTTACAATCTGGATAAGTGCGGGGGCAATGCTTTCCAAAATCGGCGCAAAGGCGGCTGTGAAACTCATCTTAAAGTTCCGCCCCGCCGAAGTCAACGCCGTCATTGTCTGCTCAAATTTCGGGCTAAACTCCGCAAATGATTGCAAGCCACTCCTTATTGTTTGAACTATGCCCTTAATTGCCGCACGAATTGCACGATAAACAGCGACACGGACGATTGCCTTGCCGAGTTTCCCAACAAAACCCGAAGGCTTGCTCTTCTTTTCTTCTTTATCTTCGCGGTCGCCAAGTTTCTTTATAACCTCGCCAACGCTCTTAACTTTTTGCTTAAACTTTTCCCAAAGGCTTATATGCTTTTCTTGTTGCTCGTTGGCTTTGATTTCGGGCTGAACAACATTTTTTTCAGCATTTTTTTTGACTTCACTGAAATTAGCATTTTCAAGTGCCTTTTGCTTTTTCCGCGCTTCATTTATCTGTTCTCTATAAGATTGCAAGGTTGCGCGGTCGATGTCCTGCTGCTGTTGCAACTCTTTCGCTCTTAACAAAAAAGGGTTATCGGGTTTATTATCAAGAACTTTTTCAGAATATTCAAGGTTTTCGTCAATCGCCTGTTGGCGTTGCTTTATCAACTTTTGCAGTTTCCTCTTTTCTTCTGTAATATCTGCAACATCAACGCCGTCGCCAAAAATAGTTCCGCTTGCAGACGTAGGGGCAACCGCTTTTTGTACTTGTTTCGCCGCTTGTTTAAGTTCGGAAACATTTACATTGATTTTTAAGTGCGACAAAGTTTCCAAGTTTTTCATAAACTCGGAAGATAACACTTTATCAAGGGCGGCTAAACTACTTGATAAGTCCTTTATGTTTTTAATATCGGAACTTGATAGGTCGCCAACTTCTATCCCTAATTTCAGGCTATCAATTTCGTTGTTATCCGCCATTTAGCACCTCATTTATTTTTTACCTAAATTCGCAAAGAAGTCCCACGCTCTTTGGCGTTCTTTTTCAACCCACGCTTCGTCTTTTGCTTTTTCGGTATAATTTTCGTCGTTTTTCTTAATTTGGGGCAAGTCGGGGTATTTCGGGGGTGAGTGCTTTGAATATCCCAGAATTACGGGAGTGGAAGCAAGTGCGGCTCTAACATAAAGACCGATTGCCCACGCACTTTGCACCATTCTATTACTCTCATCTTCCATACGCTCTTGATATGCCTTAAAATCAAGTTGTATATCGTGTGGGGTGAGTTCCCAAAATTCTCGCCGAGTGCCTCCGATTTTGAGGTATGGCAGTAAAAATTCATTCTCTATCCAAGATGAAAAACTACCATACTCTCGCACGGATTTGTTTTTTGTTTGTGTGGGGTTATCCCCGATTATTTCTTGCTCTTGCCCATTGACTGAAAAAAACTGCACTCTTGAAAGCCCGTAAGCAAGGGGAATAAATCTTCAAACGACCCACCATTTGCAAGGTGAGCGTCGATTTCCGCACCCGCTTTGTCAACGTCCATACCCGCTACAAAGGCAAACAAGGAAAGAATTGTTGACATAGGATTGTTTTCAAGTTCAAGGGGGTTAAGCCCGTATTCCTTTTCCGCTGTGCAAAGGGCATAAAAACCGAACTTTGCAAAGTCATAGGAATACTCTTTGTTGTTGATAGTGATTTTAATGGAAGTTTTACTCATTTACATTTCTCCATTTCAAGTGATTATTCGGTGTAAGTGGGGTCGTCCGCAAAAACGGGTTCGCTCGTAGGAACGATATAAACCGAAGTTTCCAAAAGCGAGTTGGCTTCCGCCGACGGAATACCCATTTCCGACGGGTCGCCCGTAAAGAAAATCGACTTATCGAAATTCGGAATATCCACGCAATACCACATTTGTCTGCCGTCCGCGAGATTGTTATGAGCCGTAATCATAACAGACCACTTGTCGTACAAATCTTGCGTAAGGTTCGCGTTGAACTCCAAAGCCCCGCCAATATCTTTAAGCAACTTAACATAACTCGTATATTCGAGATTGTCAAAAGTCGTTGCGTCAGCCGTGTTAGGTTGGGGGTTAAAGTCAGGGATAGATTTTAAGTCGGGCAAAAGCGTATATCCCGTAGTAGGACGAGTGCCTTTGGTGGCTTCCGTCGCATAGGAAATCTTAATACCGATAGAGGTCAAAGCAATTCCCATAGTTTTTTATTCTCCTTAAAGTTATTTACTCATTGATAGCCGAGTATGGCTTGATAACAGTAAAAACAAAGCGTGGCACGGTTTGATAGTTCGCCGAGCCATTTGACACGGGCATACCAAAAGGCGCACCGCCAACCTTGTTTACAAGTCTTATATTTTTGTTATATGCAATCGTGGCTTCCTTATCTTCAAAGAGTTTAGAAACCTTTTTCCCAAGCAATTCCGCACCTTGTTGTGCGCCGTAAGGCACTCCCTTATACTTAATCCCGTCTTTCCAATAGCAATAGAATTGTACGGGATAATCGGTTGCGTGTTCCGCATTAAAGGTAGAGGCGCGTGTCGTATCGTCATCGCTTATAACATAAAGAGATACTTGCGGGCTTTCAATCTTTGTTTCTTTTGAGTATGCTCTAACGACTTTAATTTTGGCGGGGAAACCGCCGTCCGCTTGAAGTCCTTTATTTATATACTCAATTAAGTCTTTAAGAAATTCGTCCATAAGTTCTCCTTAACGCATAAAGCGTCTTTTGCCAACACCACGAAGAGCGTCTTTTGCTATTTTAACACAATTTTTCCGCAAATAGTCGCCAGCCTTATAAAGCCCTGCAATCGGAGCAAAACCATTCCACGGCTCGGCTTCTTTATCATATAACTTTTGATAATAGTTATATACCCAGCCGTCGGTTGAAAGGATTTGTCCGTGGCTGATAAAAGTGCGGTTTTCGGTGGGAAGTTTCCCTTTGTAATCGCCTAACTCGCCAAGTATGCCCGTGCCAAATTCGGCATAATAAACACCCTTGCCTGTCGCGGTAATTTCGTTGCGCCCCGTATATATTTCGTGCGAACCAACTATAATTGTAAAGTCTTTCGCATACGGGGTGTCCCATACCTTTTGACCATTTTCAAAATGATATTTGTGGAACTCGTCATCGGCGACGTTTCGTCCCGCGTCCGCTAATGCCCCGCCAATCACTCGGCGATATTCTTTATTGTCGTCTGCCAAATAGTTTACCGCTTTTGTAAATCTTTGAAGCCCGCGTTTGTCTATCATTTTTCTTCCGTTCTTGCCGACAAATAAACTCTTGTAAATTTATTGACGACGGTAGGTGGGCGGCTAACAAAAGCATTTGCTCCGTCGCCACTTACATAGTCTTTTGATTTAGTATTCGGCATTGCCCCGTCCACATAGAAAAGGTCTTTTTCGCCAATCGGAAATTTACTTTCGTAAATCCCCACGGGTATCATCACTTTCCAAGTGGAAGAACTATCTTCACCAAATACTTTAATATCATTATACTCGGTAATAGGCTGACAAGTAAAGTAATTAAAAGAAGTTTTTATTTTAATAGGTGGAAGATATGACGGCGAGCCGTATTCGTTCACGCCATTATATCGACACCACCAAACATAACTACCTAATCTCATTTGACTTCACCTGCCAACGGAACAAGCCTTGCCCTTAACCCATTGCTTATCATAGTTGCGTCATAAACAATGGAAAGCCCGTTTTCACTGTAAGAGCGAGCATTTACGCCATTCCTTTCAAGGATTTCTTGCATACAATCTCTCACCCAGCCGACCGCACGGGGACGAGTTTCGGGGATTGCCACGATTTCGTGAGCATAGGGGAAAGATATGTCAAGATAAATGCCAAGTGCTTTATTGTAAAGCCTATCGACTTCATCTTCCGACAAATAATCGTGTTCGTTTTTGAACTCGTCTTTCATATTGTCAACCAGTGAATTTATATCTGCCATATCTTATCTCCTAAAATCTCATTGTTAGTAATTAGCCGCGGCTAATGATACGAGCGATAGGAATTGCTCTGTGGGGGTAAGTAACCGCGCCGTCAGCCGATTTTGCGATAGCCCAGTTCGCGCCAGCCTGCAAATCCGCGTCCGTCGGGGAAGTGCCGCCGTCTTTCGTGAACGAAATGCCACGCGGTGCAAACATTTTGCGTTGTCTGCTGTAAAGGAAAGTTTTGCCGCCTTTGGTTTTGGGGTCTCTTGCCATTTCATAGGGAACTTCAACGCCAACATCGGCATACTCGAACGCGCCGCGACCGAGAATGTAAGTGGTGTAGGTTGCGCCCGTAAGTTCGTAATAGTTCGAGGTGGACGGGTTGCCCGTGGGTGCAGAAACAACCGAATATACCCCACCCGATTGAGTGTAGTACACTTTGCCCGCCTGAACGGAAGTGTCGGTAGAAGCGGTGTAGATAGGTGCAACGGGCATATTGTCGTCAATAAGGACAACCCTGCCGTTCCAAGTTGCAAGAGAAAGGTCGCGCTGTACGCCGTTTGCGTCGGTGTATTTCAGGTATTCCAAAAGGTTTTGGTTTTCAAGGCTCGTGGCGACCGCACTGTGCATAATTGCAACGGTGAAAGCGTTTTTGTTGTCGCCGCCCGCACGCTGAATTGCCGTGTTGAGCGTGGTTACGCCAACCTTGTTTTCGGTTGCGCCCGAAATATCATACGAGTGTGCCGCAACGAATTTCCTGCCGTCCGCGTCGCTCATAGCGAAAATGCCCGCGAGTTCAGCAAGGAGCGTGTTTTGGTCGACGTTATCCCAATAGTGGGCAACTTCATTTGCAAGGGGCAAGAAGTTTTCGCCGCCCGTAATATCGGACGAAAAGTCGAGTTCGCTCCAAGCCTTTGCACGACCGACGATGACTTTCTTTTGCGAAATGGTCGAGCGAGAACTTGCGTCGATGTCGGTTGCGCCGTCATAGTTTACGGGGTTGCCGCCGAGTGCGCCTTTAATAGGTTCGGTAACGATTTGCGAGCCAACTTGTTCAGAACATCTTGCTCTCATATCACCCGAAACGTTTACGAAAACACCTGCTTTAAGAAGTTCATTCCTGCGCAGGTCGGATACGGTCTGCGTATATCTTTCAAATACTTCGCCGTTAAAAATTTTGCTATCAAAAACTGCCATTTTAGTTTTCTCCTAATAATTATTTTTGGTTTAAGATTTGCCGATACAGTGCGGGATTACTATCACGAAGTTCGTTAAGTTCTCTCATAGAGTAATCGGTAAGTTTTTTAGGTTTCCCGTCGGGACTTGCTTGCGGTAATTTTACACTATTTTTCAAGTTTTCCGCATTATTTTGTGCGACTATTTTTTCTATGCGGGTTTTCATAATTTGTGCATATATCGCAGGGTCGTCAGGGTTCGCCATAATTTGTTGTGTTTCCTCGGCGTCATAGCCGTTTGCCAAAAGTTTCTTCTCAAACGCGTTCTTTTGGTTTTCTTTGGTAAGAATATCCAACTGCGCTTGCAAAGCGTTCCATTCTTCTTGTCGTTTTTCTTCTTCCGACATAGACGCTTGCCTTATTTTTTCGAGTTCCGCTTTTGCGTCGGTAGCGACTTTTTCCGTTGCTTTGAACTTGTCAATGGAAACATATCCGCCGCCTGAAAGGTCAACAAACTTTTTGTTTGCGAGTGCGGCATTGATTTCTTCAATCGTCATACCGTCTTTGTAATTTTCGCCGAGTAAATCTTTGAGTTCCATAATGCTCCGTCGGTCAGCCTTGATTTGTAAACGCGAAGTGGCTCTCCGCATAGACCGCCTTGTATTTATATCTCTGCAAGGTCGAGAAATTTATATATGTGTTAGCCTTTCGGCTTTGCAACCGCTTTGTTTTTGTTGTAATCGTTTTGTCCGTCGTTATTATCGCCGTTTCCAACGATTTTTTGGGTTGCGGCAAGGGCTTGTTCCGCCTTTTCCGCTTCCTTTTGTTCTTTTTGGTCGATATATTGTTGCCACTTAAAGCCGTCAGTGTGCGCGTCCATTGATAACCCAGTGTCGGTCAAAATCATTTCGGGCGGCATACCAATGTTGTACAAGTTGTTCGCCGCTTGCGCTTTGGACAAAATATCGTCATTCGGGTTGATGTTGTATTTGATTTCAATTTGGCTTGCCGAAAGTTCATCAACTTTGGTGTCAGGGACAGTACGGCAAATATCAAGGATAAGTTTCAGCAAAGCATAGTCGCTTTTTTTCATACCGATAATATCGCCCTTGATTTTTGTATAAGCATTTTCCCAGCCGCCGCCGAGAAGTCTTGCCTTGCCCGTTTGACCGCCCGTGGTTGTAACACCGCTTGCAATAGGCACACCCGCTATATCGTATGCTTTGGTTACTCTTTGTTCATAAAATACATTGACGTCCGAGTGGTTCATTTTCACTTCAAGAGTGTAAACCTTGCTCGGCATATTCGGGTCGCCCGAAGATTTTACTTTAATCGTGCCACCACGACGCATTGCCTTTACGGTTTCTTCGTCAACTTCCACATTCTCAAAGACAAGGATATTGTTTACGGTATCAATGATTGCGTCGGCACTATTTGAAACGATAAGGTTGATTACATCAAGCAAGTCCTTGTTGGTTTCAATAATACCCATACGCTCTTTATTACGAGCGTGTTCAATGATAGGAAGTTGAGTAAATGCGTTTTTAGTGATTTCCGAAATGGAATAATCACCGCTAAAAGGCACGGAAGTTGCGCCAAGATAAGACCCCTCGCATTTGAGTGTAAATTTACCATTGTTAATGAGAAATACACACTTATCGTTTGCGTCGTCAACAATAATGCTCACGCAAAACAGCGGTTCTTCGCCATAATAGTTAGAATATACAACAAAGTTATAGCGGGGGTCAACATCTTCACAAATGAACGGCGACATAGTGTCTTTATCGTACTCTTTACTATATCTCGCTCTATTGTTTTCGTCATATTCGATAATATCGGTGCGGGGAACACAATAAGTCGTGCCAATGCCCACCGCATACATCATCTTTTTGGTTTCACGGAAAGCCGTGAAAAATCCGCTATCTTCAAGGAAATTGTCAAGATAGGTAAGGTCGTCGCTCTCAACGTCCGATTTGTGCGTTAATTGCATTTCATCGCCCATTAAAAAGTCAACCTTAAAGGTTACTTGTGCATTTGCGTGGTTTTCAACAACGCGCTGATTTGCGTCGGTATTTGTTGCGTCGTCGCCAAGAAACGCCCTTGTTTTGGTACGAATATCCTGCTTGCCAACAAAATAGTTATACAAGTAATCTTCTTTGATAACGTTAAGATTATGAACTTGCAAACAAAACGGCATATATTTCGTATATACCGAAATGAGTTCGTTTATTGTAAACGCAGAAAACTCCTCTTTGGTAAAGGGGATTTTGATTTTTTTAATACCGCCGTAATCGAATATCACGTTATACCTCAATAGAAAGAGCGCAAACCACTGTCTGCGCAATATAAATCAGTTATTTTGTTTTTGCTTAAAACTATACTTAATTACTCTACGGCAATTATCACAAAAAGTTTTATGTGTGTAGTGTCGCATATCAAAGTCCACCTCAAATCCGTCGGGAACTTCAATATCAAGCGGCTTATCAGCCCGTTTGCAGCAAGGGCAAATTACATACTTCTCCATAATCGCAGTGTCCTTATTTTTATATTATCAAACCTTTTTTATATTTGTCAACATATTTTTAATAAAAAAAGTAATATTTATCGGCGAGTTTCAAGCACCTCAATCGCTCCCATTTTCACGCCATTGCTTACAAAAGCCTTTGCAAACATCGAAATCATATCAATTCCGTCGTCGTTTTTGCCGTCATAAGCATAGCAAACAACGTGGCGCATAAGTTGTCCCATATTTGAACTTTCGGGGAACATTTTTCGGTCAGGGAAACGAATACGCTCCAAAATTGCGCTTTGGGTATTAAATATCCTTACTTCTTTATTTTCATAAGAGTATTGCGGTATAATGTTGCACGACCACCCAAGTGCCGCAAGCCTTTTCCTTATCTCGCTTACAATCATTGAGTTCGTGTTTGTTTCTACGACAAGGTTAGTTGTCTTGTGGAAAACCATTTTTTCGCAAATATAGTCCAACAACTCTTTATCGGCAATTTTCCCGTCAAGCGGTTTCTTTTCATAAACGCAATCGGTGAAGAAAAAGTCCTTGCTCTTGTTATCCCGATAGAAAATGCCAAGCGCGGCATAGTTGTTTCCTTTTCTCGGCAAGTCAAGTGCCGCCCACGAAAAATCACTTCTTGTGCCACCGTTGCACTCTTTTGCGGGCAAATCCGTATATAATCTTAAATTATCCCAATAATAGGGCGTTCCCTCTGGCGGTAATGGCGATTGTTGTTCCATTGCCATAAAGGTACGCATATCTCTATTGCGTTCTTCCCTTGCTTCTGCTGTTGAGTATTTTGCGGGATAAGTGCTTTCATCGGTGTCAAAGTCAAGTTTAGGGCAGGACACCGAAACAAATCGAGTGTTTTCGTTCACATAGGTGTACTTAAATCTGGTATCAGGAACGGCTTTCTTTGCGCCAAACTTTTCCTTGTATCTTGACAAAAAGTCATAAATTGAATAGGCAGTGCCACCCGCTATCTCAAATGAGTTATACTGGTCGTACTCACGCTTTTTCCAGCAATCGTTATATCTCGCCCAGTCCTTGTCGTGTTCATTGATATTTTCCTTATCTTTCGACCTACAAATATCATCATAAAATCTATACTTAAAGCGACCGCCGTCAATAGCGGTTTCTTTTCCGCAACAAAGGAATGATTTAGGGCGTTTAGAGCCGTTTATTACCAAAATGCCCTGATTGCCCTGACTTATTCTACAAATGGAAAAAATCTCTTCCTTGCCGTTAAATTGTGCGTAATATGGGAACACTTTGGCATATCTCGCACTACTCATTGTATTGACTATGCCCGTCATAACGTCCGACACAAGCGTGGGGTTGCCCACCACTTTCATTACATCATTGTTAATAGGGTTTATACCAAATATAAAAGATATGGCTTCAATATCCGAAAATGATTTTCCGAAGCCCGTCGGATATTGTTTACATATATGTTTTATAGAGCCGTCAAGCACCATTTTGTTTATATAAAAGTAAAGCCCCTCAAAGCAAGGCATTACATTTTCCCACACCCTATCTTTCGGGTCGGTGTCAAATTCCATATAAAGGGCAAAGTGTTTAAGCGAGCGAAACGCCGCGAGCGCATAAAAGTTATCGTAAAGTTCCATATACTTATTCAATAACTTTGTATTTTCGGGCGATTTTTTCGCAATCTTGCTAAATTTTTCCACTTTGGCATATAAAGGCAATAGGTGATTAGAAATAATGCACCTAATATGGGAGCGAATTTCCGCTTCCGCCGTTTTATTCTCTTGTGGCACTAAAATTTTATGAATTTGTTGCCAATAGGCAGTGTAAAGAATATCAAAAAGTTGTGAAACGGTTTCATCGTCGTCCCACAACGCTTTTTTATTAAGTCGCTTATTAAGTTCTTTATTACAAATGTTTATTGTATTTGCATAATTATCTACGCTCATAATGCAAAAAATAAAGGAGTGGGCGACTTTTTGTACGGTGTCGCCCAGACCGCATAAAGGAGTTATAGATGTACAAACAACAATGCCGAAGCAACACTATTTGATACAAAGCAAAGGAGTTGGGCAATTAGGTTGGTTCATCGCCCTAACCGCTTATATGACAGTATGTTTTACACAACAAGGGAACTTTCGAGATAACCTTATCATAACCAACCCATATAAGTCGGCAATCGCGGTCTCGGCAAGGTTTAACCTCGCTACGCAATTAGTAACCAATGTGTTTTTATGTCAGGAGTAAACGTTGATTACTCTTTGATATTACCACCAACGCCCACTTTTGTCAACGGGTTTTATAAATTTTCCGAATAATTTTTAAGCCTTTCTTTTTGCTCATCGGTAAAATCAACCGTTTCCCCGACGATTTTGTTGCCCGAACGGAGCAACGACAAGAAAGCAAAGCGTTCCAACATTCCCGAATATTGTAAAAGTTTATCCATTATTTATTTCCTCCTCTAACCATTTTGTTATAAGCCGTGGCGCAAAGGCTCTTTTCTTCGCGCTGTTTTTGACTTGCCATACAACTTTTCACCATATTGCGCTCCGTTTGACACTTGCAATGGTCGCAATAAAAAAGTTTCCCGCTTAAATCATAGCCAAAATCTTCGCTGTTTACCCACTTTTGTTTATCAAGGCTCTTTTGCCTTTCTTTATTAGTCATTTTTGATGACCTCCTACTGTTGATAAACAAATATTACCACTTTCGACCACCGCTGTCAAGAGATTTTCTTAAAAAAATAGAAAAAATTTCAAAAAAATTAAAGCCCCTGCTTAAACTTACTGCCTTTCAGCAATTTACAAGGGCTTTTTGTCCGAACTACGGTAGCGAAAGTCCGTGTCGAAACTTACCAAAAGTCAAGAGTGTACTCACTTTCCCGTGATTGTCGGGCGATTTCGGCTCTTAACTGTTTATTCTTTTGTCTATAAATATAATATCATTATGTGCTATTATTTGTCAACCTTACCAAACCACATTTTTTGTGCATTTTCAGGCAATTTGTCAGGCGCGGCAGGCTTAACATTCGCAATCGAACTTTCCCCCGACCGCAGCGCACTTTTGATTTCCTTTATCTTTTTTTCGTCGGTTACGACGACCGCTTTATATTCTTCCATAATATATACCTTTCTCTCTTTTTTAATATCTACAAAGATAATCCTTATTAAAATAAATAGAAAAAACGGGCTGCTCTCACACAACCCGCCTTTCCCGAATTAAAATACAACAGGAGGAAAAGACACAACCAATGTCTATCTTTATTATATATCTGAAAATACTAAACTGTCAACCACTTTTTCCCACAAATTTACTAATTATAGTTAGCACCGCTACCCGCACTTTTTGAATATTTATACATTTTGACATTTTCCACCAAAAACATTATCACTACACTGAACATCTTTCGCCCAAATATTTCAATTTCGCACTTTCACTTGACTTTTCGCACCAAATCGCTTATACTATCACCATAGTCATTATTTCCCCCGTTTGAGAAAGAGCGATGTTTTGTTGCCCACGCCAACATTTCACCGCCCTTTTTCTTTTGCCTCAAAATCAACCTTTCGCCCCACCGCTCTTATATTATATATATTTATGCACTAAATATTATGCAATAAACACACTCACCCGCACTCGCACTCACCCCACACACTCGATATTCCCCCGCATATTCGCCGTACACTATGAGGGGGTAAACGCGCTGGGGTTGGGCGCGCGCGAAAAATGGCAGGGGTACACCCCCGCACGCCCGCACGCACGGGAAAACACGCACGAAC